CTTGGTTACGTCGAGAAGTTTACGGAGGTTGGCGATGGCCGACACGAAGACACGCAAACGCCGGGTGGCGAGCTACATCGGGGCGGGAATCGTCGATCCAAATCCGGCTCCCGAGCCAGAACCCGAGCCTGAAACGCCGCCGGAGGGTGGTGGCGATGGCACTGGTTGACCTCGAACTGCTGAAGAAACACCTTCGTGTGTTTCATGATGACGAAGATGCTGAGCTTGAAGTCTATCTGGCTGCGGCAGAGGCAATCGTCATCGAATATGTCGACCGTGAGATCGTGGCTACCGGCGCGACGCCTACCTTGCCGGATGGCATTGAGTTAACCCCGCCAATCACGGCAGCGATCTTGCTGGTCGCGGCTGATCTGTACGAGAACCGCGAGCCAGACATGAAAGCAGAAGGCAATGCCGTCCTGCCGCGTCATGTTCGCGCGCTACTTGCTCCATATCGGGTGTGGCGCACGTTAGCGGTGGAAGAGTAATGCCCTGGCTCCGATTTACCGCGACATATGACTTCATCCCCATACCAGCTGTAACGATCCGCTATCCGGCGGGCTATGTCGGTCTGGTGACCACACCATGCGCGAACCGCGCCGTTGCTGCCGGCAAGGCCGAGAGACTTCCAACTCCCAACAGAGACGAGGCTGAAGCATGGCGAAACGCGCAGGTGCCGGCAGCTTGAATTGCCGTTTGACGTTTCAGCGTCGCGAACAGATAAGCGATGAATGGGGCGGTACTCGCGGTGAGTGGGTTGACCAGTTCACCGTGCCGGGAAGGTTGGAACCGCGATACGGCAGCAATTCCGAAAGCCTCATGGCCGCACGAATGCAGTCCATGCAGCCGTACAATCTGACCATTCGCGGCAGCACCGCGGCAAGGCAGGTAACGGCGTCATGGCGGGCTTACGACGCTAGGGCGGGGAAGACTGGGGACAAGCCTAACCGGGTTTTCGGAATCAAGACTGTCGTCAATCCTGACGAGCGTGGGCAGTACATTGAGATGCTAGCGATGGAAGGCGAGGAAACGTGATGGCCCGCAGATCGACAATTATCGGACTGGTTGCGCTAGATAAAAAGCTCAAACAACTTCCAAAAATCGCGAAGGAAACCATCAAGGCAGCGATGGAAGATGGCGCCAATCAAATCGTCGAAATGATGAAGTCATTGGCACCAGATGACAGTGGTGATCTTCGAGACAGCATTGGCTGGACGTGGGGAAAGGCTCCCAAATATTCGACTGTTCTGGCACTTGCGAAATCCAGCCTTGCCGGTGATTTGACCATCACGATCTATGCTGGGAATTCTAAGGTGCGTTATGCGCATCTTGTAGAATTCGGGACCGCACCGCACATCGTCGGCGGCATGTTCGCGGGCGCGCAACATCCGGGCGCGAAAGCATCTCCGTTTTTCTTTGTTTCATGGAGAGCCAACCGGAAAAAGGTCAAGAGCCGAATACGGCGCGCGATTACGCAATCAGCAAAGCAGGTGGCGTCCAGTGGATCCAGTACTTGAGTTGCAAGGCGCAGCGATTCAGCGGCTTCGCAGCAATGCTGACCTCGTCGCCTTGATAGGTCAGCGCAGTTACGACAACCCTCCCACGAATGATCAGGGGCAGGTTGCGCCGTCAATCTTCCCATATGTCAGTATCGGACCATCCAGCATTCAGGCGGACGATGCCTACTGCATTTATGGTCATGATATCATTTTCCAGTTGGACGCCTGGTCGCTGGAACTGCCCCAAAAACAGATGCGCGACATCGCGAATGCGGTGCGTCTGGCGCTCAGAGACTGGGAGCCAACCCTGTCCAACAACGCCTTGGTGTCGTTTGAACACTGGCGAACTGATTACATCAGGGATGGCAACGTAAACCACGCCTCCATCCGCTTCACGGCCTTTATCGAGCAGCCGTAACCCACCCTCAAAAAACTATTCACGGCCGCCCTTTGGGTGGCCTTTTCGTATGGAGGCCAGTTTGGCTAGACCTGTTACTGCGCGTTTCGGCAAGTTCCTGGTGTTGCTTGGCGATGGCGCTACGCCTGAAACTTTTGCAATGCCTTGCGGCTTTACTTCGAAGTCGCTCAATCTTTCCAACAATCTGACTGAGGTAGAAATTCCGGATTGTGACGATCCTGACGCGCCTTTCTGGACGTCGAGAGACATCCAGTCTATGACCGCTTCAATCAGTGGTGAAGGCGTTCTTGCTGCAGAGGCCATCCCTACTTGGTCTGCGGCTCGTCAGAATATGGACGGCGTTTCGGTCCGTATCGAAGTCGAGTTTTCCAGCGGCAAGCTAGCCTATGAAGGCAAGTTCAAGTTTGAATCCTTTGAGATCGGCGCTGAAAACGGCGGTCGGGTTACTGTTACGGTTTCTATGCAGTCTGACGGCGAAATCACTGAAACCTGGACGCCAACTCCATAATGGCTAGGGACGCGAGTATAACGCTTCCTTTCGGTGCCGAGGCGAGAACTTTTCGCCTTGGTATCGAGCAATTGGTGAAGCTGCAGGAAGATCTGGACATGGGGCCATACGTTCTCTGGGATCGAATGAGAAGCAGGCCTCGCCTAACCAAAATCCATCATATTGAAGAAAACGGCGAAGTAACGAAGATTGAAATCGGAATTGATGGGGAGATTGACCCGCCAGCTCTGCCGCCTCTTTGCGGAGTAAAGGAAATTCGAGCCATTATTCAACACGGTCTCGAAGGCGGTGGGATGGCAGTTCGTGACGCATCGAGTTTGGTTCGATCTACCCTCGGTAACGTACACCGAGATGAAGATAGGCTTCTAGCAATAGCGATACTTTCTGTTGCGATCTATGGGGCGCTTGACGAAAAGCCGGGGGAGCCAGAGGCGGCAAATCAGGAGAGCCAATCGACGATCTTCCAAATGGAAAGATCAGATTTGCCGCAATCTACGGCAACGGCGTAGCAATAGGATTGTCGGTATCCGAGATTAAATCCATGTCCATGTGGGAATACATGGCAGCATTGGACGGCTACGCAAAAGTGCATTGCCCGAAAGATGATGGATCGATGTCAGATGAAGATCGAGATGTATTGTGGGAAATGGTGCAGGAGCGGAGTTAGCGGACACTGCTGGCGAAGTACGGGTGAGCGGGGCGCAGCATGACGTCAGCGTCAATTTTGGTTGACGTATAGAACATGCAGACATATATAGATGGTGTCTGAAAGACGCATGCGAACCGCCTAGGCGGGCGTTCAGTAGGATATTGATGGAAACATCAATCTCGGCGAAAGCCGGGTGGCGGCGGGTAAAACCTCCAAGCTTTATTTGAAAAGGTCGTACTTAGGTGCGGCCTTTTTCATTTTTCTATTGCCTTGAAAATATGATTAGGACGGGCCACACCTTTCGATGGTTCGCAGTGCCCGTCCTATAACCAACTCCTCTTTGGATTTAGATAAATCCTATATTCGTCGGTGGCGGCGGGTATGGGATTCGAACCCATGGAGGATGCGAAGCCTCGCCGAAGTTTCAAGTCGGTGCATTAAACCGCTCTGCCAACCCGCCGTTGCGGAATATCTGGCAGGAAAAGTATTAGTTGTCTAGCCTTATTCAGGTTTCAATGCCTGCTGAATAGCTTCAATATGCTCGTCGAGTTCGCTTTCGCCACCGAGTGGACGCAGCTTGACGAGCATCTTCTGGATATCCAGCAGAATGGGCCGCGCTTCTAGGCCGGTATGGATGAGGCGTCGGATGGCTTCGGCGCGTGAAGGCAAGTCATCCTGATGGCGGCGCCAATCATCGATGATCCGAAGAAAGTCTTCGGACACTCGCATCTGAAACTGTTTGTCGTTCTGTAGGGCCATAGCAGCTTTATATGCATGTATTGACAATCTGGCAAGGAGCATGCATGTATTGACATGCACAACGGCCCCAAAAGACGGTGCAACGCCAGATGGGGCCTAACCCGAACCAGAGGATGTAGACCTATGGCACAAGCTGCGTTTGCTAATACCAGAAGATTAATCTCAATTGCAGACCTGAATACGGATATCGACAGCGAACCTCGCGTTCATGATATCTTCCTCGCCACAACGCTTGGTTTCGCACGACCGCGCGCAATTCGTCAGATTATCGATAGAAACGTCGAGGAATTAGATACTTATGGCGCACTCGCCACACGGCGTGGCAAGTCGCGTGGGCAGTCTTTTACCGAATATTTTCTGAACGAAGGTCAGGCGCTTCTGATTTGCATGTTTGCCAAGACGGTCGCAGCCGCAGAAGTCCGCAAGGCATTGATCGACGTCTTTATGGACTATCGGCGCGGCAAGATTGAAAAACCCGTCGCGGTCCGTGCTCACGACCGCCGCACATCGACGAAGGTTGATGATGCGATTCGACTGGCCAAGACGGCTGACAGGCTGGAGCGGGTTGCTGCGTCAATGCAGCCCGTCCCGCAGAAGCCGCAGAATGTCTGCGCAATGGTGATCGACGGTGAACCTGTCTGGGTTGATATCAATAAATACGATGGTGCGGGCAGGGCCGTCGTTCTTGAACATGATGGCCGAGTTCGCATCCAAGATGTCGAGCCGGAACTTATCAATTTCAAACCGTTTGGTGCTCGTACAGCATTAGGTCAGCGCTTCAAATCGCCATTCGGTGGAACCGCGCGCAACTCGGTCGCCGTCATTGGCATGGTGATCGGGGCCGAAAAGCCAGTTATACAGAACGCAGCGGCCGTTCAGATTGAGCACGATCCGGTCAAACAAGTTGCACTGGAGCCGCAGTATCGCGGCAAGCGAATTAAATTTCGCGACAAAATCCTGCAACTCATCGATGAAACCAATCTTTCAAACCGCCAGATAGCACAAGTGACCGGCGCGACGTATCAGACGGTCACGCATTGGCGAAGATGGAGAGATGATCGGGTGAGCGCTTAGGCGCTCACTTTTCACAGCTAAGGTAATCGTGGGTTCTATTACCAATACTTTTCTGTGATATTTCGGTCATACCACGGGGTCCCGCGAAGAGTGTTCAGGCAGCGATCAACTTGGTCGCGCGCTTGCACAAATGATTTTGCTTTGCCATCTGGGTGGCCATTTTTCCACGATCTTAGCTCTAAGACCCATTCATCACAGTCTCGCTGAGTTTCTGCCATTTGCTGTGCGGCGAATGCTGCGCTGACCGCATTGGCTTGCTCCCGCCGCTGATACTCGCCCCAAAAGAAATACACGACAAACGCTATAATCGCGACGCAAGCAACGCCCACTAGTGCCTTCATCGTCGCCTCCTAGCCCACTTTCAAGCTTTTTATCAGGACATCGCGGCCAATGGCAACAGACCTTGAAAGGCTGGTGGTTCAGCTATCGGCTGACATCAAGTCGTACCAAAACGCTCTCAATAAAGCGAATAACGTCTCCAATCGCCAGTTCAAGGCGATCGAGAATCGCGCAAGGCAGATGAATAGCAATCTTGATGCTATTTTTTCCAAGTCTTTCCGTGGTCTTGTCGCACCACTAACTGGCATCGGAGCCGCGCTCGGCACGCGAGAAATACTGCAGTACGCCGATGCTTGGACAAGCGCAAAGAACAGTCTGGCGGTGGCGGGGGTGCTAGGCTCTCAGCAGCGTTTGGTGTTGGATGAACTGTATCAGTCGGCCCAGAACAACGCAGCACCTATAACCGCATTGACTGATTTGTACGGGAAGGCGGCGCAAGCCTCAGATAACCTTGGCGCCAGTCAAGAAGACCTTCTGAAGTTTTCTGATGGTGTGGCTGTCGCCCTGAAGGTGGCCGGAACAAGCGCCACTCAGGCATCTGGTGCACTTACACAGCTCGGCCAGTTGCTAGGGCAGGCCCGTGTACAGGCTGAAGAATTCAATTCAGTCAATGAAGGCGCTCGTCCTATTCTGATGGCCGTAGCCAACGGCCTCGATGCTGCTGGCGGTTCGGTCTCAAAGCTCAAATCCCTTGTCACCGATGGCAAGGTTAGTGGGCAACAATTCTTCCAAGCGTTTTTGAAAGGCTTGCCGACAATCCAGTCCATGGCGGCCAACGCAACGCAGACGATCGATCAGGGGCTAACTAAGGTCAACAACGCGTTCACCAAGTACATTGGGCAGAGCGACGAAAGCCTTGGAGCATCTCAGCGCTTGGTGCAGGCGCTCAATGCGCTTGCTGACAATTTCGGCGCAACAGCTGATATCGTTCTGAAGGTCGCTGGCATTATTGCTGGCGCGCTTGTTGGCCGATCCATCGCCGGTATGATCCGGTCTCTCGGTATAGCCACCACATCGCTCTGGACTTTTGTTGGCGCACTGCGAGCCGCGTCTTCTGCTAACGGTCTCGCAACCGCCTTTGGCGGACTTGGTGCTGCTGCTGGCCCGGTTGGAGCTGTTATCGGTGGTACTGTTGTTACGGCGCTGGCTCTTTTTGCTAGCAACAGCGATTCTGCAGGTGTTGGGGCTGATCTATTCGGGCAGCGTCTTCGCAAAATGGGCGAAGAAGCCGAAAAGGCCGGCAATAAGGTCGAAGAGGCGAGAAGGAAAGTTGGCGGCGAGGCGGCTTTCAACGCGGGCAAAGAGGTAGAGTATTCCGTCACGGCGGTAAATGAAGCAAAGGCCGCTGTCGATAACTTGTTTGAAGCTTGGATGCAGATACAGGGCTTGAGCCTTGTGACCGATGCTCAGCGAGAAGAGCTTGCAAGGCTCAAAAAAGGCCTCGATGACGGGACTATTTCTGCTGAAGAAGCCAAGAACGCTATTTTTGATATGGCAACGTCAGACTACAATTTTGAAGAAGCCGCGAACCAGTTCAAGCCTGTTCTGGATATGTTGGCTAAAATTCAAGAAGCCGCTATCAATGCCAAAAATGATCTTGCCGCGTTATCAGGCGCAACCATCACGGAAGGGCGCGACGAGCGGTCCTCGAAAGACCCCTACATCCAAGTGCGCGCGGCGGGAAATGCTTACATCGCTGAAGCCCAGCGCAGAAATTCTCTGAGCAAGGAACAGTTATCCATTGAAACTGAAATTGCAAAGATCAGGAAGGATGCTGAAAAATCAGGGGCCGCGCTAACTGATAAACAAATCCGCGAGCTTGCGGAGGCCAATGTAGCGGCCGACAAACGCCGTACGGAAGAAGGCAAGAAGCCTAAAAAGCCAAAAGCCACTCCGAAATCTGCAGATCAGAAGATCGATAGTGATGTGCAGGCGGTCCGTGATCGAATTGCAGCGATGCAGCTTGAAACGCAGCTTGTAGGTAAGTCGTATCAGGAGCAAGAAAAGCGGCGTATGTCGCTGGAGTTGGAGCAGGCAGCACTCGCCAAGCTTCGCGACGAGGCGATCAAGAAAGGCCAGACTGACCTTTCGAATATTCAGATATCGTCGTCTCAGCGTGCCCAAATCGACGAAATTTCCGACGCATACGCACGACAGGCTGATGAACTTCGAAAGGTCCAAGACCAACAAGATAGAGCCGAACAGGCCGCAGACGAGTTTTACAGCACATTCAAGTCAAGCATGTCTGGCGCTATTCGTGGCGCTGAGAGCTTCAGTGATGCTCTTGCAAATATCCTCGACAAGCTATCGGACATGCTGCTGAATGCAGCATTCGATGCATTGTTTAAGCCATCGACTGGCGGGGCGGGTGGTGGCGCTTTCGGGGGCATTTTCTCTGAAATAGGCAAACTCATTGGCTTTGCAGAAGGCGGCGTGGTTCACGCTGCCACTGGCGGTCTTATTCGCGGCCCAGGTGGGCCTCGGACAGATAGCATCCCAGCAAAACTGTCGGATGGTGAATTCGTCGTCAATGCAAAGGCTACGAAGCAAAATCGAGCGCTACTTGAAGCAATCAATAGCGGGAAGGGACTGTCACTAGCTAAGGGTGGCATGGCGTCAATCCGAGCGCCACGAATGCCGAACCTTCGCGGTGCGTCATCGAACGGCGGCGGTGGATCATTCACCTTCGCACCTGTCATCGATGCTCGCGGGGCAGACGTAGCGGCTGTGGCGCGTCTGGAACAGGTAGTGGCTAAGCAACAGGCTGAATTTAGCGGTCGCGTTGTGCAGACCATGAGACAAGCCAAATCAACCCGGAACTGGAGAGGCTAAGTGGCGATCACGTATCCCTACGACATCCTTGCCGATTTTCCGGGCTGGAGCGTCGAATTTGATCTCGCTTATCGGCAGGAAACAAGCCGAACAGCAATCGGTCAGACCTTCGTCAAGGACTTGGGTTCACCACTCTGGACGGCAACATACCAATCCCGATCCATGCGCCCGAATGAATTGGACGCTTGGCGGGCGCGGCTGAAGGCGCTGGAAGGCGGGTTGAAACAGTTCCGGGGCAGGCCAACCAGCCGGTGCTATCCCATTGCTTATCCGAATGGCACAGGCATGGGGAATGTCTCAACTGTGACGATTGGGAGTATCGGGGCGAACCGAAACACAATCGGGCTTTCTGGCCTGCCGGGCGGATACATCGTCAGTGTTGGCGATTATCTTCAGATCGGATCCAACAATCTCTTTCAGGTCGTGAATGTGTCTGAAACAGCAATTGAAGTCCGCCCGCATCTCTGGCCGACTATCGCAGTTGGCAACACAGTGACGCTTGTTAAGCCGTCCTGCCTGATGACGATTGTACCGGGTTCGATCAACACCACAGCCGACCTTTCGACGGGCCGGGGAGTTATCACGTTCCAAGGGTTTGAAAGCCGATGAGAAATCTATCTGCTGAAAACTACGCTGCGCTCCAAGCTCGCGAACTGGTTGCGCGGGATTTCCTATGGCTCGTAGCGCGTGATCGTGAAACGGGTGCACAGTTCTCATATGGCTTCTGGTCAGACGTTGGCGATGTCTCTGCGCCGATCTTGAACCCGAATACCGGGCTTGCCGAGACGCGCAACTTCGAAGGATCGGGAACGCTCATTCAGATCAGTGACATACCGCTTGTCGCCAACCTGACGGTTCAGACTATCGATGTCACGATAAACCAGATCGATGAAGCCGTGAACAACATCGTTCGCGGGTACGATCTCAAACAGGGACAAGTCGAGGTCTATCGCGGTCTGTTCTCGCCGGTTTCGCGGCAATTGGTTGCTCCGGCAGTCAACCGCTTCATCGGCTTTGTCGATGAGATCGAGATCAAGACACCGAAGGAAGGCGAGGAGGGTAGTGTAACGCTCACCTGTGCCAGCCACAGCCACGAGTTTACGCGGTACAATCCGAGCACCCGTTCACATGAAGACCAGAAGAAGCGCGACCCTGACGATGATTTCTTCGTGGATGCATCGACGGTCGGTGAGTGGGAGCATTTTTGGGGCCAGAAGAGCGGCAAGGTGACGACCGCAGCGGCTCAGCGGATCGGTGCAAATGTCAGGGCGGCCAATCAATGATCCGGCGCGCTGTGACGGCGGATATCCCGGCTATCGTTAGCCTGGGGCGGCAGTTTTATAATTCTGCTGATTTCGAGATAGAGGCGAGCGCGCCTTGGTTCAGTATGGCCGTATCGACGTACATTCAGGATACCGAGCGTCTTTGCATTGTCTATGACAATGGATGCGTCAAAGGCTTCCTGATGGCTTGCCACGGGCAGAGCGATCTATTCCCGATCAAGGTTGCCGATGAGCAGCTTTTGTATGTCGCGCCAGATGCTCGTGGCAGCGCATGGAACGAACTGCGACAGGCATTCGAACAATGGGCAAAGGACAAGGGATGCAAGCGCATCCAGTTGACTGCCCAGAATGTCGTCAAACCTGAATTAATGGCCCGCCTTTACCGGCGCAGCGGCTACGCATTGGCCGATCTGGTGTTTTTCAAGAACATTTAAAGGGGTAAGCGAATGCCCGCTTTTACTGCGGTCGCCGGTTTAGCCGGTGGCCTGCTTTCGTCTACCTTTTTGTCAGGTGCCCTTGGCAGTGCTCTGCTGCGTATTGCGGTGGGAGTTGGCTTGTCTCTGGCCGCTCGTGCTCTGTCGGGCGAGAAGACACCCGAAGCAGGCGGCGTTAAGGGCAAGCTTCAGGCTGGTGGCGATGTATCTCGTTCTGTTGTGTTCGGCCGAACCTGCACCGCTGGCTCATTGGTCTACGCGAACACATGGGGCAAGTCCGGCAAGACGCCGAATGCCTATTTCACTCAGGTGATTGCGCTTGCTGACCACCCTATTCGCGAACTGACTGGTCTTTGGGTTAATGGCGAAGCAGTCACCATTGATACGAACGATACGTCGTATGGCGATTGGGGCTTCCCGGTCAAAGAATACGAGACCGACGGAGACGACAACCACCTGTGGATCAAGTGGTACGACGGCACCCAGACCGTCGCCGATCCGTTCCTTGTCAACACGGTTTCGAGCGCTCAGCGCCCATACAGCAACAAACGTATTGGCAAGGGCGTGGCTTATGCCATCGTCACCGCCCAGATCGATGAGGAACTGTTTACCGGCTTCCCTCAGTTCAAATTCGAGATACAGGGCCGCAAGCTCTATGACATCTCGAAGGACAGCACGGCTGGCGGTTCCGGGCCGCAGCGCTGGAGCACTCCGTCAACATGGGGCGGCGACGGCGATGATCTGCTCGCCGTTCAGGTCTATAACCTGCTTCGCGGCATTATCGAGCAAGGAACGTGGCTGTACGGCCTACAGACGGTCACCAGTGCGCGTTTACCTGCTGCTGACTGGATTGCGCAAGTCAATAAGTGCCGCTTGCAGGTGCAAGGCCCTGACGGTTTGGAGCCGCAATTCGTAACCGGCGGTGAAATCACCGTTGACACGACGATTGGCGATGCCACCGATAAGCTCCTGACTGGCGGCAATGCACGTCTGATCGAGAGTGCCGGTATCTACAAAATCCGCGTCGGTGAGCCGGATGCGCCAGTGGCATTCTTCACCGATGATGAAATTCTTTCGACCGAGGAACAGACATTCACGCCGTTCTTCGGCCTGTCGGAGACTGTCAACGGGATCACAGCGACCTATCCAGAGCCGAACGAAGGCTGGAACACCAAGGCAGCGCCGCCGCTCTATAACGCCACGTTTGAGGTTGAGGACGGCAATAGACGCCTGCTGACCGATGTGCCGATGGATTATGTCTATCGGTCTGGTCAGGTGCAGCGCCTGATGAAAGCGGCCTTGAATGAGGCCCGCCGCGCCCGCCGTCATACGTTCGTTCTCCCTCCGTCCTATTGGACGCTGGAACCGGGCGATGTGATTTCGTGGACTTCGGAGCGTAACGGCTACGTCAACAAGCTGATGCGCGTTGATGGCGTGACGGACAAAGCCAATCTTGACGTTGTTGTCGATCTGACTGAGGTCGATCCATCCGATTACGATTGGGACCCGGATACCGATTACACGCCGCCGGTCTTCGCGCCGATTGGCACGATCCGCCCGACGCCACAGCCCATTGTCGATTTCGCGGCAGTTGCAGCGGTAGCGGTGGACAGCAACGGCAATAACCGCCGTTGCGCTATTCTTCTGTCGTGGGACGGTGATCAGCCTGATGTTGATCAGGTCATGTTCGAAGTCCGCACGGCTTTCGATCTCGGTGTGATCTATGTCGGCAGAACGGAACGTGTCGATGTCGGATCAATGCTTATCGCTCCCGGTACGCTGTTGCCGAACACCGGTTATCAGATCAGGGCGCGGTACAACACCTATTCCGGCAATAGGCCGTTCGAATGGTCGGACTGGATACCAGTCACCACGCTGGATATCCGGCTTGGCCCGCTCGACATCTATCCAATCGACATCGATCAACTGAACCAAGACGTTCAGCGCAACCTCGAATGGATCGGTGACAGCTTCCGGTATGTTCAGGAAGAGCTTGACCGTATCGGCGCACAGGCAACCGAGCAGGACAGCGCCAATTACTTCGACAAGCAGACCCTTCGCCGGGAAATGTCTGTCACAGCGGAAGGTCTCAAGGCTTCGTATACCGAAGCTATCGCTGTTGCTGTCGGCCCCGGCTCGGCAATCGTCACCAGGATAGAAAATCTTGAAGCTGAAGTTACCGATGTCAGTACAGGTTTGACTGCAACGGCTCAGGCCGTTGATCTGTTGCAGGCGCAAGTTTCCACTATGGACGGCGTTCTGACCGCCACGGCTAACGCTGTGACCGGGCTAACGGCAACCGTGGGGAACTTCTCGGCATCCGGTCTGTTCCGAACGACTGTAGAAGCAACACCGGGCGGAGCTCTGGCCCGTATAGGCCTCAGTGTCTCGGCATCGGGCGGCGGTTCCACGTCATCGGCAGCGATCTTTCTGGATGCGCTGACCGGCGGTCAAAGCCGTGTCGTCATCAACGCTGATCAGTTCATCGTCACCAACGGTACGAACAGTCAGGCCCCGCTCACGTTCATATCCGGTGGCTTGGCGCTTCAGGTGGCGAATATCGGTGATGTGACGGCGGGTATCCTGCGCTCTCCTGACAATCAGGTCGTGTTCAATCTTGCCAACAAGACGCTGATCTTTAGCGATAATACGTGAGGAAACATGGCACAGCGTGTCAATCTGACCGGGAACCCGCCTCGGCTTATAACAAGTAAGCCGGGGCAGAATGCAACGCCTTCATTGCGCGATGATCTGAAGACGTTCGACAGCAATTGGTTCAGTGGCACGGGCATCAAGTTCAAGTACTTCGGAACGTTTACGACGAACTTCGTTTACACATTCCCATATGCCTTGAGCTTCGTGCCGAAGTTCTGGATCAAATACTACAACGTGTTTGACACAAGCGTTTTCAATAACACCCCAGGCTATCCTATACCGTCCACGGCCTACATTCCCTTCGAATTTCAAGGTGTGCTTGGCTCAGACATGATCGCTGCGGCGCGGGCTTACACCAACCGCATTGAAACCAACTACACGTATTCCATAACGAGCGGAATGCGTGTTTCGATCATGGTGTTTGAAGCATGAGCAATCGAATTTTCTGTGGGGCGACAGGCGGTAGAATGCTCTTTCGAATGGCTGGCCCCGGTTACAACGCCGCCGATTTGACGCAGCCGGCCGTTTTCTCATCGGACAATGATTATCTGAAGCTGCACGCAACGTTCAACTTCGGTCTGGAAAGATACAGCCAAGGAAGTTTGAACTACTACCGTGGAGATGTTGGCTTCACTGAACTTGGATATGTTCCTGTCACTTTCATTTCTGTGAGCTATTTGGATCGCATCTTCTTCCCAAACGATCGGAACCCGCAAACGCTAGAGATGAATAATTTTTTCCAGTTTGCTGTGAGTTCGAACCATCTCTGGGTAACCAGCCAAGGCGGCACAGGTTCTTCTTACGATTTCAAATGCCGTGTCTTGGTGTTCAAAAACAGACTGGATCAAAGCTTCTGATGGTGAAACGAATTAAGTTTGCGCCGGAAGGCGTGTATGTATCCAAGCCGGGATACGATGTGGAAACTGCTTCACAGCAGAACTTGAGCATGTTTCCGGGCATGGGCGTCATGGCGCAGGTGCTAGACGGATCAGTAACACTGGCTTCCGGCTCGCAGCAGGATTTCGCGATCACGAACCCGGCGGCAAAAATCCCCTATGTCGTTCTTAACTCAACATCTGGCGAGCACCCGGAGCGGGCTACTTTCTGCGCTGAAACAAGCCCGCCGTACAACTACATCCGTATCCGCAACATTACTGGCCCAACCCGCACGATCCGCTTTGCCGCGTTGATCGATAACACCTGACATCCGAGGACAATCCGACATGACCGACACGACGGTGAGTGAACCGGCGAAGCCTACGCACGTGCAAATCGATCCGATGGCGGCGGCAAGCGAGGCTATGGCGCTGAGTGAATATCTCAAAAACCGCAACCTACTTCTGGCTAACGAGCTAGTCGGCATGCGCTCCCAGATGTCCATTCTCGAAGCCCAGAATGAAGCCTTCCGAACCGAGCTTGAGCAGCGCAACAAAGACCTTGAAGCGGCCTATGAAATGGCGAGCAGTTTGAAGGACCCAGAATAATGGCTATTCGTCCTGATTACACTATTGGAACGCTTACCCTGACCTCTGGTAGCGCCAACTTCACCACGTCTGGTTCCGCACTCCAGACTGCCGCAGTACAGGCAGGTGACGAGATCATCACGCGATCCGGTGACGTTCTCATCATTGCTACAATCACAGGTCAGAACTCTGGAACACTCTTTCAGAACTGCCCAGCATCAGCGGCAGGCGTGGGTCAGCCCCTTCGCGTCCGTTTTCAACCAGATGGCAGCCGATATCAAGGCGCGGTTCGTGATCTGATTGAGAAGTTGGCAAGCGGCAACGTCGAGGCACTGGCTGGCATCACGGGGGCGACCAAGACGCTACCGTACTTTACCGGCGCTGGCAGTATGGATGCGCTTGTCGGTGCGGCAAATACCATGCCATACTTCACCGGCGTCAATGGTATGGGCGTCACGGCACTGACAGCTTTTGCGCGTTCGCTGCTGGATGATCCTGACGCATCTTCCGCTTTAAGCACTCTGGGAGCGAGCGCTTTCGGTAAAGCGCTTATCGCTCTGACAGGCACCAACGGCAATCTTCCCGTCATGACCGGGGCGGGAACTGTGGCAAGCCGTCCTATTGTCGGAACGGTATCGCAATCGGGCGGTATCCCCACGGGGGGAATAATCGAACGCGGCAGTAATGCCAACGGCGAGTATGTCCGTTTAGCAGACGGGACACAGGTCTGCTGGTTTGTCAGTATGGCCGGTCGAACATTTACGACCTCTCAGACTGGGGGTGGCTATCGCACGGATGCACTCAATTACACCTATCCGGCTGCTTTTGTTGCTGCCCCGGCTGTGATGGCCATGAACAATGGCAATCTTAATGCTGCTACAGCAGCAGGTAGCGGGTTTCCGTTTTGGGCGCCAGGTACCGGAGGGAGTACAACAACTCTCACAATGTACATGTTCAGCATGAATAACGCGAGTGTGACCGGATTTATGTATGTGGCAATTGGCAGGTGGTTCTGATGAAAATTACGTTCTCTCCAATTCGATCAGATGCGGATTTGACCTTGTTCAAAACGGGCGACGCATTGACCATCAACGGCGATGTGCTGGATTTCTCTGACCTTCCTGACGACGGCGATTATCCCGCCGAGGCCATCGAAAACCCTGTGGTCATTGGTGGCGTCAAGCGGGTGGACGGGGAAGTTCAGATTGCGGTGTTGCTGCCTTACAGCAATCCAAACCCACCAAGGGCAGTGGCATTCCCCGATCCTATCACGGTTACAGCTGATGGCGTGGTTACCTTACCGGAAGGTCGGGATGTACCCGAACCGGAAGAACTGGAGAATGACAATGCCGCTGAATAAATCATTGATGATCACGCCTGAAATGAAGGCGGCGGAAGCAATCGCAGCAGCAATCAATGGATACCGCACCGCTATACAATCCATGATCGACGCCAAGGCGCAGGAAAAGCAGTACGATAGCGGCGCAACACTTGCCAGTTATGTCAACTCGACAATCCCCGAGTGGGCATCCGAGGCTCAATCCTTCGTCGCATGGCGTGATCATGTCTGGACCTATGCGATGGCTGAACTGGATAAGGTGCAGTCTGGGGGCAGAGAACAGCCAAGCGTTGAAGATTTCTTGGCCGAACTGCCCGCGTTTGTGTGGCCGTCAGAACCTGTAGCCAATTCCTAGCGTGGCAGAATGCTGTTTGAAGCTGCGCGACCAATTCGACCCAGCAATATCCGGTTCACCCATGTCGAAATATCGGTACTCAGCACGTGCGAAGATATGATTGGTCACAGCCCAGTCAGTTCCTGCGCCGATGTTCCAGCCGGTTCGATTGAAGTGATCCGTCCAAGTGTAGGAGAAATTGCCGTTGGTGCTGAAGAAACGCTGATCATACCAAGATTTGGCAAAGCCCGCTGTTACAAATGGCAGAACTCTGCCTATAGCGTATCCAGCGCGAAAGTTCGCCGCGAGATTGCCCTTGGTGCGAAGAGTTTCTTCTCCTCGATACGATCCCGATATTTCTGGCAAACTGTCGCCATCGGCGTCCGAGAACATAGCGGATACTTCCGGGCCAAAAACAAAGCTGTTGTACGTGAAATTGTAGCCGACGAAGCCGCCAGCGGTAATTCCTGACCCAGAAGTACTCCATGTGTCTTCATATAGACGGTACGGAGCGTTGTAATCCATATCGGACCATCTGGCCCCGACGCTTGCGCCGCCGTAGATGCCAGACCAGTCGTGATCTTCTGCAATAGCCGTATTTGCCCACGCGCCAGCAAGTAGCGCCCCGATAAGAAATCTCTTCATTTCAGTCTCCCCAAGCCTGTGAGCCGGAGACTAAGCTGAGAAATTCAAAACTGCAACTAACAGTCGCCGCCCACTGAGGCGGTTTTTTCTTTTCAGGACATCCCCATGAACAAAACAACGTTCTTCGCGTATGCGAGGCGCGCGCCTTTTGGCGGGCGCTTGAGCCAGGCGCAGGTCGACGGCACGTCGGCAATACTGGCTGAAGCTGAACGTCGAGGCCTGCCAGACGAGCAGACAGCTTACGTGCTCGCAACGGCATTCCACGAGACTGGCGGCAAAATGCAGCCGATCGAGGAAAACCTCAATTACACCAGTGCAGCACGGATCAGGCAGGTCTGGCCGTCTCGGTTTGCATCCGTTTCCGCCGCCCAACCATTTGTGCGCAATCCACAGGCTTTGGCTAACAAGGTCTATGGCGGTCGGATGGGCAATACCGAAGCCAATGACGGCTGGCTATACCGCGGTCGCGGGCTGGCGCAAATCACTGGCAAAGACAATTATAAGAAGTACGGCCTTGGCGATAACCCCGACGCCGCGCTGGACGATAGCACTGCAGTGCGCATCCTCTTCGACGGGATGATCAACGGCAAGTTTACCGGCAAGCGGCTGGCTAACTTCTTCAGCAACGGTAACGCTAACCCAGAAGGCGCTCGCGCTATCGTCAACGGCAGCGACAAGGCCAGCCTCATCGCCGGTTACTACCGCAATTTCCTTGATAGCCTTGTGGCGGCCCGCGAAATGAAGCCGGCCGTTGCCGAGGACGCCAAGCCTGATGACGTGCCGCTGCTCGAAAGCCCTGCCGTAAAGCTGATGCTGACAGGCGGGGCGGGCACTATGGCGACCAGCCTTATTGGTGCTGTGGCTAACCCGTGGGCATTCGCAACTGTCGCGCTTCTGCTGGTCGCAGCGGGCGCGGGGTTCTGGCTTTGGAAGAGCGGCAGGCTTGAGCTGAAGAGGGCGGCGGCGTGAGTAAGATTAAGGTGGTGATCGATTACGACACGGACACGGATACGGCGCAGGTCCAGTACGGCGGCAAAACGCAGGAATGGCGCGACGCCAAGCTGACCTTCGCTCAGGGAATTACTGAGACGCGCGATGGCTACCTCATCCGCCGCGAACGCGACGGCAGCGCGTCCATTATGCTGACGGGAGTGCCGACATGACCTGGCTCTTATCCCTCCGCTCCAAAATCACAGGCTGGGCCGTGGCTATCGCTGCGGCCCTTGCGATTCTGGCGGGCGCTTACCTCAAGGGCAGGGCGGACAGCGTCACAAGCGCCACCGCCGACCGGCTGAAAGCCGCCAACAAAGCAAGGAAAATCGAAGATGAAACCAGCAAGCTTGGCGGCGCTGATGTTGACGCTGCTCTGTCTCGGTGGATGCGTGACAGCTGGTAGCTATTGCGACGTAGCGCGGGCAGTCCGGCCAAGCGTGTCGGACCGGATGACGCCAGAAACCCAGCGTCAGATCCTCGCGGAAAACACGAAACTTGAAAAGCTTTG